CAGATCCAAATAAGAAATACTTTGTTCATGCTGACCTTGCACAGAAGCATGACAAGTGTGCAGTAGCAATTGCTCACGTAGAGAAGTGGGTATCAGTTCAAGTTATGAAAGACTATGAGCAGGTTGTCCCCATGGTTATCGTAGATGCAGTTGTCTACTGGGAGCCAAAGGTTGAAGGCCCAGTAAATCTTTCGGAAGTAAAGCAGTGGATTCAAAATCTACGCAGACAAGGCTTTGATATTGGAATGGTTAGCTTCGACCGTTGGCAGTCTTTTGACATACAGAACGAGCTAAAGTCTGTGGGCATCAGAACTGAAACAGTGTCAGTGGCAAAAAAGCACTACGAAGACATGGCAATGCTTATGTATGAAGAAAGACTAGCTATGCCAGCAATAGAATTACTCTTTGAAGAATTAACAGAACTTAAGATTATGAAAAACAACAGGGTTGATCATCCGAGAAAAAGTTCTAAGGACTTGGCGGACGCTGTTTGCGGTGCAATCTTTGGAGCAATTAGTCACACTGTAAAAGACAATAATTCCGAGGTAGAGATTCATACGTTTAGGGATAGGTCAAAGAGGACAGAAGATCTTCCTAAGAATGTGATACAATATAAGCCAATGCCAAAAGAAGTAGAAGAATATCTACAAGGGTATGACTTAATTTAACGCTCCTTTTATTAACAGTTTTTGTTTTTACAAAACTCTAAAGTAAAACTTTAAGGAGCGTTTTGTGTTTCTAAAAACACTATGCTATAATAGATTTCTATCCCACTCTCGAAAGGTAAAAAATATATGTCCGACTTCTTCTCCTTCAACCTACCAACAGATTTTGTTGAAAAATACAGCACTGTAGAGGCACCCTTTGGTTTCAGAGATGCGGGAGAAAACTCCATTGGAGAAATTACTTTTGCTAGAACCTATTCTCGCATCAAAGAAGATGGAACCAAAGAACGCTGGTATGAAGTTTGTAAGAGAGTTATCGAAGGGATGTATTCTGTCCAGAAGAATCATGCCAAGGACAACCGTCTTCCATGGAATGACTACAAGGCTCAGAAGTCTGCACAAGAAGCTTTTGACCGTATGTTCAATCTAAAGTGGACACCACCAGGACGTGGTATGTGGACATTTGGAACACCACTTACAATGGAAAAACGTAACTCAGCTGCACTACAAAACTGTGCTGTTGTATCTACAAAAGACCTAGATAAGAATGATCCAGGAGCTTTGTTTGCTTGGGTAATGGATGCTCTTATGCTTGGCATTGGTGTTGGATTTGATACCCTTGGACAAGACAAGGCCTTGCCAATTCATGCACCTGTAGAACCAAAGACAGTCTATGAGATCCCAGACACTCGTGAAGGTTGGGTAGAGGCAACAAGACTTCTTCTTAATTCATTCCTAAGACCAAACCAAAATTTGCAAGAGCTAGACTACTCACTTATTAGACCTTTGGGTGCACCAATCAAGGGCTTTGGAGGAACTGCTTCTGGGCCAGCACCATTACAGCAACTTCACGAGCAGATTCGTAAAGTAATTGGTGGACGTGCTGGAGAGACACTAGACTCAAGAGCTATTGTAGATATTATTAATCTAATTGGAACATGTGTTGTTTCTGGAAACGTACGTCGTTCCGCAACACTAGCTTTAGGTGTAGAGGGTGATGATGATTTCCTAAATCTAAAAAATGCAGAAGCTTTCCCAGAGCGTAACAGCTATGACCCAGATGCTCCAGGATGGGCATGGATGAGCAACAACTCTATCTCTGCTACTGTGGGAATGGATTACTCAAAGTATGTAGATCGCATTGTAGACAATGGTGAGCCAGGTTTTATTTGGCTAGACGTTGCCCGTAACTATGGACGTTTGGCAGATCAGCCAGACGGTGCAGACTACCGTGTAGTAGGCTTTAATCCATGTGCAGAACAGCCACTAGAGTCTTACGAGCTATGTACCCTAGTTGAGGTACACCTAAATCGTCACGAGTCTAAGGAAGACTTCCTACGCACTCTAAAGTTTGCTTATTTATATGGAAAGACCGTAACACTTCTTCCAACTCACTGGCAGCAAACTAACGGAATCATGCAACGTAACCGTCGCATTGGAACATCCCTAACTGGAATTGCATCTTTTGCAGATGAAAAGGGTCTTCCAACTGTACGAAATTGGATGGATGAAGGATACAACAAGATCCGTTTCTATGACAAAAAGTATTCTGAATGGCTATGTGTTCGTGAGTCAATTCGTGTGACTACCGTAAAACCATCTGGCTCAGTGTCCTTGCTCTCAGGTGCAACACCTGGAGTTCACTGGGGACCAGGCGGAGCCTTCTACCTACGTGCCATTCGTTTTGGTAACACAGACCCAATGCTACATTTATTTAAAGCGGCAGGATATAAGTGCGAAGATGATGTAGTATCCGCAAATACCACAGTTGTATACTTCCCAATTAAGTCTGGACAAAAGCGTAGCGAAAAGCAGGTATCGCTATTTGAAAAGATGTCTCTTGCTGCAACCGCTCAGGAGTATTGGTCAGACAACGGTGTATCAGTAACCCTATCCTTCGACAAGGAAACAGAGAAGCAGCACGTAGCATCCGTTCTTAATATGTATGAGGGTAAGTTAAAGGCTGTATCATTCTTGCCAATGGGTAACACAGTATACCCACAGCAACCATACACAGAGATTACAGAAGATGAGTATGACTACTACATTGGACGTATTGCTAAGATTGATTTCTCTGCAATTTACGACGGTGTAGATAATTTAGAAGCACTTGGAGAATCATACTGCACAACAGACTACTGCGAGATTAAGATTCCAGACAAGAGAGCAAAGTAATGAAGCAGCTTCTACACTTTACAGCAACTTGGTGTCAGCCATGCAAACAAATGGAACCGCTAATTTTAAAATTTGTTTCAGAAAATCTAGATATTAATTATGACAAGATTGATGTAAGCGATGAGTTTGATCCAGCGGTTGAGTATGGTGTTAAAGGTATTCCAACTTTTATTGCACTGCTTGATGGTAAAGAAATTTCTAGACATACTGGTATTGCAACAGAAGAAAAGTTGCTTAATCTATTTAGCTAAAAAATAAAATGTTATAATAGTCTTGTTAGAACTAACCCCACTAACAAGGAGAAACAATTAAAAAAACCCTATATTTTGCAATAGCCGTAGCCATAATGTTTGTATCATTACTTTGGCCATCAACTGCTAAAGCATCTACAACCGCAGTGTGCGACACCTATCAAGTTAATGGTGGTGATCAGGCATTCTTAATGAATTTAAATACCCCACTAGAATTTGGTGGCACTGTATATAATGGTAACGTTTATGTGAGTCCTAAAGGAACAGTAACGTTTGGACAGGGTGATTATACTTTTTGGGACTACCCAGCAACACCATCAATCTCTATAGCTTCGTGGGACTATCACGCTTTTGCAACTGGAACACATCCTTGGGCAGCACAGAATGATTTGTATGTAAGGTATGGGTCAACAGCAACATCAATTTGTGTTGATTGGAAAGTTTTGCCTTGGGGTCAGTCTTCTGGAAATCCAGTTTATATAAGATTAATTGCAGAAGTAAATCCAGTAAATTACACCTGGACCCCTACCTATCAAGTAAGTTCTACTGCTCCAGCAGGTGCTAGATATGGTGTTCGTTATACTCAGGGTGGTCCAGTATTACCTTTAACTATTCAAACAATAACTGAGCCACCAGCACCAGCTCCTGTGGTTCCTCCAGCCCCAGAGCCGTCTCCAGAACCTACTCCAGAAGAGCCTACGCCTAGCCCTACACCTACCCCAGAGCCAACCCCAGAGCCAACCCCAGAGCCAACCCCAGAGCCTACGCCTGAACCTACTCCAAGCCCTGCCGTGCCCGTTGAACCTGTCGTGCCACCAACCAACCCAGTAGACCCAACACCAGAACCTTCCCTGGAGCCTGAGCCACAAGTGCCGCCAGGAATAGAGCTAGAGGAACTAGAAGAAGCAATCCTGCC